AATTTGTCCTCAATCTCTTGAGTTAACAAATTATAGGCCTCCTCTTTTGTTACATTTTGTAACTGCGGCGCCAATTTTGTTGGCAATCCTAACAATTGTGTACGTAAATTTACAAGCATTTCTGTCATGACCTGTTCTACAGTGTCTGCCGAGTATACTTCGCCGTTCATTTTGGCTAGTTTCAACTCAGCAATCTTACGTTTAGCACGTTCATTCTTGGCCTTTTCGACCTCGAATATCGCATCATCGGAACTGCTTACCTCTTCAGCAGAAGATTGGCCCTTGTATTTGACATAATTGATAACGGATTTGATAACCAAAATCTGATTCTTTTCATCCGTTGCTAAAACCCCTTCTTGGAGTAGTTGCGAAACACGTTGACGCGAGAGTCCAAGTGCTTTTGCCAAGTTCGACTGCGAGGCCGTTGCTGTTTTCAAATCATCTGTAATTTTCACTTATCAATCAGCCTCCTTTCATTACCTGTATCACTAGCAAGGTCATAAAAAAATTAAAATCTAGGCAATTTTTGGGGTCTCGGCCACCGCAAGGCATCAGCCTTGGCCAGAAGGACCCGTAAAAAAATATCCAAATTTAAAATAATATATTCAATATTTAAAATTTATTTTTTATTTTTACGATGAGACAGGCGGCGCTCATCTTCATGACGGTGCCGTGCCTCATCCCTATCCACATGTCTCATCATATGGTGTGCATGCGAACATGAACGGCAATAACCATTAGCTTTTATTACTATTTTGTTAGCACCACACATTCCATGATGATTATCTAAGCATGCAGTCTTATTGCATTTTACATTAGGCATACCGTTCACATCCTTTCATCGCCTACTCAATACACACAACTCACAAGGTATAAGTGTATCTTAAGGTTGTGTAGTTATATATTCAAAGAGGTCAAACATGAATCATTGATTGGTGAGTTGTGTGTATTCAATAGGCACCAGGGGGTGGGGTATATCATATGTACAAAACAAAAGGCCCGTATAACTGAATGGTTACACGAGCCTAATATTTTGTTTTGAGTAATTTGGTGAATGATTGCTCAGTGGCAATTTTCACACATATATAATATCACATATCTAAATACCAGTTTGGTACTATTTGGGTCAGTTTGGTACTATTTGGGTCAATTCTTGACCTAATTCAATTAATGCTTCCTTTTTATATGACTGTACCTGTGTTTTACTATACCCTATAAATGATACCACACCTTTAAATGACATACCATTAACATATTCTTGCATCAATGCTATCTTCCCCTCAACACATCGTAAGCACTCAATATGTTTTCTTGCATCTTCGCGTAACTGAATCAATGCATTTGTTTTCTCAAGGCATTTAGATTCGCTTTCTAACATCTTAGCTATACTAGCTTCTAACCCTTCTTTAATACCGCCACCTGATACACGATCCTTACTATAATCTATTGCACTTAGTGACGTAATATCACTTCTTAATCGTTGTAATTCTCTTTTGGCTGATTGTATTTCTAAGGTGCATGATTTTATTGGCTTTAAATATTCAATAGCATTTCTTATATATTTCTTTTCTTGTTCTTTATCCATGTATCCGCATCACCTCCCGTTATAAATTTATCACCCTTTTATATGTCATATCCCATTGCTTTACGATTTATTACGTATATTGTTTCCGCATCAGTATGTTCTCTTTTAGCTATAATTTTTAAACAAGTTTCTTTGTTAGGCATGTTTCCTGCATGTGTATTGACATGACATTGACTGCATAATTGAATTAGATTTTCTCTGATATCTCCACCACCACTACCACGAGAAAATACATGATGTGGTTCTATATTACATAGTCTGCCACAGTATTCACAATGGTTTGTTCTAATTGTTTTAATCATTTTTTTATCAATGATTCTCTTATGTTTAATCGCCATTATTTATTACCAGTGCTTCCAAAACCGCCTGTACGTTTCTTTGTAGTTCTATCCTTAGCCGTAATACGATATGGCATAATAATTAATTGCGCCAATCTTTCGTTCTTATTATATTCAAACGGCGTATCACCTAGGTTTCTAATAGGTATCATAATATGACCTTCGTTATCGTCATTGTTGTAGTAGTCAGCATCGATAATACCTGTACCATTAGCAAGCATTACATCATTATTAATCCCCACACTAGATCTTAAATGTAGTTGAATATGTTCATCATAGTTCAATCTGCATTTGATACCAGTAGGAATGAGTTTTGTTTGATGTGGCAACACCACACCATTTTCATAAGGCTTTATATCATATCCAGCTGCATATTCTGTTTTTCTAACAGGCAAATCAGCATCTTCATATCCTGTTACTCGTTCAAATTGATTTTCGTTCATTTATTTAATCTCCCTTTTTATATAACTATTTTTTACTTAAAGTTCACTACCGATTCACCCACTTCATACAACCAATTCTTAAATAGTTAATAACTTCACTTTCATTTAATGCCTTTACATCTTTGCGCTTCTTTGCCCTTTTAATATATCTAGCATCTTCTCTTTTATTATTAGATATATTGACCACTATTAATCCCGCATCACCTAATAAGCTTTCTATTTCATCCTTATGGTCTTCATACAAGTCTTGTGGTACTGCATAATACAAATAGCCTACATGTAAATGATCATGGTATCTTTTCTTCTTAAAATCTGCTCTAAAATCTTGAATGCTTACCTTGATTTCTATTTCAGTAACAACTCTTACTTTAAGATTGAAGTAGATTAAATCTGCTTCATACTCCCCTTTCCCATCTCCATGCATTGTTATATTAGGAATAGTTATATTCTTTAAGAATAAATGTCTCCCTAACTTCTTTTGCATTTCCTCTTCCGTCATATCTTAATTTCCTTTTGATTATTTTAGTCGCTCTAGTTTCACTCTATGAAATTTTTCTATTCCCGCTGCAGCATAAGTAGTTAAATTATACCCATGTCGCCGCTCCCATTTTTGTATCACTGCATTTAATTTAATTTCTAATTCTTTCTTATGTTCATCTTTTACATTACTTAAATAATCATCCGCGAGTTCACCAATCCCATAAAACTCATCTGTAGCGTCGTACTGTAGTTGTTCAATGATATTTTCAACATCAATTTCTGGTACAAAATATTCTGGATGCCCTATATGAACTTCTGTTACTTCTGCATTTCTATCATCACTATAAAAATCTTCAATTGCTTCTACCCGTGTATCATATGGATATCCAGCTCTATCATCGTCTACCCAACACCATTTGCTTTTATCTTTCTTTAGCATGGATTATTTTCCCTTCTTCTGTTTTGCATTAGTTCTGTATTTTGCTCTATTAGTTTGCAACCGTTCTATACGCATCTTCTCTTCACATTCATAATCACTGCATATTACCCGGTTTGTTTTATTTGTATAGAATTTCTTACCACAACATATACAATAGCGTTCGTACTTATATTTCTTTGCTTCTTCCGCATCACGCTTCGCTTTTATTTCTGCCCTTACCTCTGCTGCTGTTCTCTTCTTTGGTATTGGCTTTCCTGCTATACAATCAGGACAATGCTTTTCTGACCCTACTGGTGTGAATAATCTATCACACCTATGACATTTCATTTACATCTCTTTCCGTCTCCTGCTATTCACAATATTCTAATAAGCTTGTTTGTGTTTTTACATCGCTTAACATTTCTGATTTCGCCTTACTATAGAAATCTTTTGATATTTCAAATCCATATGCACTACGTCCTAACTCCATAGCTGCTCTTAATGTTGCGCCACTACCTGCCACAGGATCTATTACTACATCACCTTCATCAGTAAAAATTTCTATCAATCTCTTTAATACTGATACAGGCTTTTGTGTTGGATGGATTTTAGGAATGATATTTTTGTTATCCCTACGCCATTCAAACCAGTTAAATATCATCTTGTGATTATTATTAAATTTCGGTAGTTTTTCTCTATATAAAATCAATGCATATTCTGTAGCACCAACGACACGCATATTAGCTTTTAATGCTTGTGCTGAATAATTCTTGATAAAAGAGATTGGTATATAATTCTTGAACCCATGTTTCTTGGCATATTCAATTACCATCGCTTGCTGTTCATAGCTACAGAACACAATCATACATGGAGCCTTGCCCCTCTCTTTTGGTTCTTTCTTTAATAAGCGATTACAGAAATGAAAATATTCTGCAATATTGAAATTATGATCTGTATTAAAGAATGCTTTTCCTGCTTTCTTACTTTCGCCGTTTTTATTATCTCCACCTATATACCACATAGGATTACTTGCATATGCTGCCCCCCCTAAATTATAGGGAATATCAGCTATTACAAGTTGTGCCTTGGGTATGCCATACCTTTTGTAGTTCTGAAAATTATCATTAAATAATTCTACTTTCATTAAGCTTCCTTTCACATTTTCTTATCATGTCAAAGATTAATTCATTGGGTATATTGGACCTCTCATTATAACAACCATTCCCATTGGATTTAATATCTTTAAATGCTAACTTTGTAGCAGTTTTATTATTCCGTAAGCCAAGATTTATATTACTTGCAAAAATTGTTGGCTTTTGAATGATATAACCATAATCACTGTAATAAGTTCTATTCTTATGTGGTAATTTAAATCCTATTACATCCTCTAAATATTCCCATATTCTAGATTGCATAGGGTTCTCTATGATAAATATCTTTGGTTCATATCTCTCTATGATCTGTACCATATTATATGTACACATTTCACCATTTATTCTGGTAAGAAATGATTTCCCATATTTATATTGATACCTTTCATAATCCCTATGCTCTCTTATAGTAAATTTGCTTGATGCTTGAACATCTCCAAATAATGATGTAGCTGTATTAAATTCTTTCTTCCAGCATGCATTTCCATTTTTCATGGCGCTTGCAATACTCCAACTCTCACATGGTGGAGAGGCTAGAATAATATCTGGCCTATCCAACATGTCTAACTTTTCAAACAAAGCTTTATCATCAAACAAGGTATTAATAGCTAAATCTTGATTTATAAAATCAATATTTTTGTTTTCTCTATCTATACCTATACTTGTAATATGGTGTTGCCCCCCCCATTGAGAATTGTATTCATATACAGCTTTCTTATAGCAGCTATTGCCACTATCGAATAACCCCCATATATTCATATTCTGTTTAATGCCTTCCATTCATCCAGTTTGAATACAGCCTTACCATGCTTTTGAGCATATTCATATTCACCTTTACAACCTCTACTCTGTTCCCAGCCATCACATAATACTAGGATGTCGCAATGCCCTAAGAGACCTAAACAAATATCTAATCCCTTTTGATATTCATCACCTGTCAAATAAACAAATCCATAGTTGTGGATAGGCGATACATAATCATTTGCTGTATCTGCAAATATTAATTCATTCATTATCACATCAATCTTTTTACGATTGCTTTCCTTGCCCCCATAAGGATGGGCTACATAGATAAGCTTCTTGCTCATTAATTTAATCCCCTCGCAGCTCTATTAAATGGACTATCTTCATATGGTGTGATGTCATCCGCATCATCCATGTCTAAATCATCATCTTCACCAATGATCTCCGCATCACTAGTGTCAGTATTACTATTGGCTTGTTGTTCTTCATCAAATAGGTTAGCTTGCGCACGTTTTCCTTCAATGTATGCTTCAATTTCACCCAGAACTAAATTAATATCTTCCATTAAATCCTTATCAACATCTAGCCATTTAGTGCTAAATACACATACTTCGCTTTCTTTGTTGCGTAAATATCCCTTTACTTTAATTCCAGATACTTCATCTGGTAAGAAATCTTTACCACCATATCTAAATTCAATTCCGGATACAGATACCATGTTTTGAGCGAATTTAAATGCTCCAAACTTGGATAATAACAATGCTTTCATTGTGACATGTGCTTCCTTGAATTCTGGTCTTGGCTTTTCATACGATTTCAAAGAATGCTGCTCATCCATTTCTGCTACTTTTTTCGTATACGTAATATCAAATTTTCCGCTTTCCATTTTAAATTTTGTTATTGTATACCTCATTTTCTTTTCTCCTTTACTTTTCTAGCATCAATATATCCCTTACAATTTATGCATTTCTTAGCCATGATATATGGTACTTTTACTCTAATTCCTCTTTTATCCGGCACCGGCAGCATTAATTTATTAGGACATTTACATGTAGTCCTTACAAACAAGCCTTGATTACCTGTAAACTTTACTGCATGCTTACATGTTTTAGCTTTTAAAAACATATCCTTTGGTCTTGCCATTACCGCATCAACCTTTCTGCCCTTTCTAGGGCTTTATTTCGTTTCTTTTCCATTGGCAATATCTCTGCATTGCCCTTATCAAAAGGGTATTTGTTCATCATTATTGAAATTATCAAAGTTCGATGGTTCATTATGTCCACCATTTAATGCGGCCCCTACAAAACTTGCGACCACTTCTGTTACATATCGCTTTTCACCATTTTGAGTTTCATATGATCGTGTTTGAATTCTGCCTTGTACCAAACATTTATTTCCTTTTCGCAAAGTCCCTATTTCTTCTGCTAATGTTCCCCATGCTACACAATTGACGAATGCCGTTTGCTCCTTTGCTTCCTTTGTATTAGCATCAATATAGGTATTACTTGCAGCTATTGTAAATGTTGCTACTGCTCTACCAGTCTTTGTATATCTTACTTCTGGGTCTCTCGCTAGATTGCCCATTAAAT